GCTGGCTGGGCTTACAACTCCTGATACGCCCCCGAGCCTCTTTCAGTGATGGCGATGACAACAACGGTTCTCAGGGGAACTGGTTTATCAGAGGAATGCTGGGCAATGTGCTCAATCCCAAAATGGGCATTTTCTATGTCTCTTTTTTGCCGCAGTTCATACCTGCCGGTCACTCTCCTTTGATATGGACTTTTATTCTGGTCAGCATCCACGTAGCGATTGGGACTGTATGGTCCATTACACTCATTTTATCCACGCATTTTGCGTCAACGTTATTGAAGAAAAGCCGCGTTGTCCAAGTGATGGACAGAGCAACAGGGGGCTTATTTTTATGCTTCGCGGCTAAACTTGTTATGAGCACGAGATAGCCTTGGGTTAACTGCAAACGTCCGCTGTTGGCACACAGCGGACATTCATTCCTGATTCAGCTCTGTTCTTGATAATATTCATCCCAGCACAGCCAGCCCCTGAATGCTGGGCTGGGCTTCGACAACTGGATATTGGCACTCAGTGAGATCAAAACCGCAACTCCCTGCAACAATGCAGGGAAGTCGATCACGACAGCTTTAGTTTCAGGATTGCCCCAAAACTAACGCAGCTGACTGTCTTTACTCCCACGGCGGTTGTACCCGCTGTGGCTGGCTTCCTGCTTATCCAACGCACTTTGGCACTTCACGCAGTAACGCACGCCAGGCAATGCATTGCGACGCGCTTGGGGAATGGGCTCCCCGCACTCGTCGCAATACTCGGCACTTTCGCCATGGTTGAGGTGACTTCTGGCTCGTGCAATCGCATCATCCACGGTGGCATCAATTTGCTTTTGCACCGCACCATCTTCAGACCAGCCGCCTGCCATAAGACCTCCTGATAACCCTACACTGAAGGAAGTATAGTTCAGTAGCTATCCGGCACCATCATGCTCTCCGGGAGCGGATGGCGGGCATAATCCGCGTGATGAATGCGTGAGGGCAGCGAAATGTGCTCGCCTTCAGCCGCTTCATACGGCACCTGTTGTAACAGATGAGCGATGCAATTGAGACGGGCTTTCTTCTTGTCCACGCCTTGTACCACCCACCAGCGGGCTTCCTCGATGTTCGTGCGTTCCAGCATCACCTCTTTGGCGGCGGTGTAATCTTCCCAGCGACGGCGGCTCTCCAAATCCATCGGGCTCAGCTTCCACTGTTTCAATGGATCGTGAATACGGCTCAGGAAGCGCATCTCCTGCTCTTCATCGGTGATCGAGATCCAGTATTTAACGATCTGAATACCGCTGCGCACCAGCATACGTTCAAATTCTGGCGCACTGTGGAAGAACTCTTCGTACTCTGCGTCATTACAAAAGCCCATCACTTTTTCCACACCCGCGCGGTTGTACCAACTGCGGTCAAACAGCACGATTTCACCGGCTGAGGGCAAGTGCGACACATAACGCTGAAAGTACCACTGCGTGCGCTCCCGATCGTTAGGGGCAGGCAATGCTGCGACGCGGCAATAACGCGGATTGAGTCGCTGCATGATGCGCTTAATTATCCCACCTTTACCTGCGGCGTCGCGCCCCTCAAAAATCACCACCAGACGATGGCCGGTACGTATCACCCAATTTTGCAGTTTGACCAGTTCACCTTGTAGATGCAGCAACTCGGTGAAGTAACGTCGGCGCCGGGCTATGATTTCTGGATCGTTATGGGCTGCCAGACCCAACTCGCCCAGCTCAAGTTCCAACTCTAGCGACTCGTCATAGCTGTCATAGAATTCCTGTAAAAAACGCGCATCAAACATTTGGTTATTATTGATTTCGTGTGCACAACATAACTTCTAAGTGCACTGAATTTAAATGAATTTCCTCATGTCAGAATTGCCTTGGGGCATCAGTGGGGCATTTCCTCCCAATTTCTGGTTTAACATCTCTACCTGGTTGACGCTGTTGCCTGGCATCCAGGCACCATAAACGGTATAAACCATCTGTGCACTTGAGTGTCCCATTTGCGAAGCGATGAACGACGGGTTCGCTCCGGCGGTGAGTAACCAGCATGCAAATGTGTGCCGGGACTGATAGGCCTTTCGATGCTTCAATCCGGCTTTCTTCATTATTGAATCCCACATAGCGCTGAGAGAGCCAACGGCATAATGTTGTCCGCCATTATTGCCAATTTCACTGAGCTTTGGTGAGAAGACAAAGGTGCAGGGGTGAGTGGTTGTCCGGCCATACTCCCGCAACTTTATCTCCTTCAGGTATTGCCTTCCTACTCTGGTAAGTTCGGCCTGATTTTGTAGTGCTTCAATAGCCGGGTCGACAAGATAAATAACCCTGTCTGTGCCAGCATCTGTCTTTGGCAGAGTGAAGTCTCCCAGTGAGGTCAGATTTCTTCTTACTGTCAGCGTTCCCGCCTTCAGGTCAATATCCTCCCATGCCAGACTTACCAGCTCACCGTGGCGAACCCCCGTAAAGAAAGCAACGGTCCACAAATTGGCAGACTGTCTGCTTCTGCATGCAGAAATAAATCTATCGAACTCTTCCTTGCTCAACGGCTCCGGTTCTGCCTTCGACTTCTTGAGTGCTGCAATTGAACTGAACGGGTTTGATGTTGTGTATCCATTGTCTGCTGCGAACTGAAACATGCCGCTCAGAATTGCCATGTAGTAATTAACGGTTGGAACCTTTCTTCCTGATGTTGTTTCTGGCTGACGCGATCCGGGGCAATGCTGACCAGTCAAAATCTCCTTTCGCAAGAAGAGGGCATCCTCCTTTGAAACCGAAGAGACATTCCTTGTCGCGCCAAGCTTGGGGACCATGTTTATCACTACTGAGGAATATCTCCTGAGTGTGTTGGCGCTGATCTCCAGTCTTTTCAGATCTAACCATTTTGCAGCAAGTTCACCGACGCTGATTTGCTTCTGGTTGAGCCCGAAACGTTTCAGGTTTATCGAGTCCGGGAACTGAGTTGCATAATTGAAGTTGCCCATCTTGATGGCGAAGCAAACAGATGATCGCAACTCTCCGGCTACCTTTCTGTTCTTTGCCGTGTCCGGTACACCGAGATTTTCCCTTACCCTCTGACCTCTGTAATTGAACCAAATGCGGAGTGACCCGCCGTGTTTTTCAACGCCCGTTGGGTAGTTTGTATTACTCATTTATCCCTCCCGGCGTCCAGGAGCAACGCCAGCATAACTATTTCCCTTTTGTTGGTCACGATGCTGGATGCTTTTGTCCGGCAATCCAGGCGTCAATCGCTTTTCGGTTATACATGCACTCGCTGTTATGGCGTGGCTCGTTCTCTGGAGAGATATGTTTGTATTCACGCCCCATTAGCCAGGCTTTTTTTCTGGCGCGCTCTATTGTTCCCGGCTTCAGCCCAGTTAATGCAATGAGCAATTTTTCTGTCACCCATTCATTGGGCACAATTTGGATCACGTTTTCCATTGGCTCTCCGGATGTTGGTATATGACAACAAATAGGGTTAATCGGGTGGGATGTGGCTATATGGCAACATTACTTAGGTTCGGGCCATAGCCAGGCGATGATGATTAAGATGCATAGGGCAACCCACTGAAGCAGGTCGCCAAGGGTTATGGGTTCGTCGCAGGTGGTGGTCATGAAGGCTTGCTTAGAAAAGAGAATGCTGTTGCTGCCACTCGCGGAACTTGTCCATTTCCAAGGGCTTTAAGTCGGTCCATCCCGAAGGCCACATCATTAGCCACTCGGCGTAGCTTGGGCACACATTCAGGCCAGGCACTTCCTCTCCGCCAGCTTCCAGATGTTGCCACCCCAGATAATCCTCCAGGTTGTAACGGTGGTCTCCCGTTCTGGCTCTTATCCAAGCAATCCCATGACTTCCCATGCTCGCCCTCGGGGTAGGCAACAAGCCAGATTCGGTCTCGACTATGGGTCGCTCCGCACTCTGATGCTGAAATACAACACCACTCAGCATCAAACCCCATTTTGGCAAGGTCAACAGCGCTGGTGATTGGGTGTTTAACTGCAAGCGCATTGCCGCTGAAAAGCCCACTGTAATCGGCTGGAGGGCATGACATGTCAGAGGTAGCTCGCTGGTCATATACCGGCAAAGCGACGTTCTGGAAGCGAATTGAAGGCCAGAATGAGTATGGCGACCCGCTTGGCTATGCTGCGCCGGTCGTCATCGATTGCGGCTATGAAGGTGGCCTGAGCAAGCGTCTCGGCAGCCTTGGCGCTGAACGTGTGGTAAAAAACACGTTCTGGACTGAGTTTGCTGGCGCTGATGCGGGTGATTACATCGCGATTGGTGTGTTCACTGATTTAGACCCGCTTGCTGCGGGCGCTGATGAGGTGATGCAGGCTGTGCGCTTCGAAGATACCTTCGACCGTCTTGTCGATGACTGGGCAATAATTACTGGTGCTTGATTATGGGAATTAAGGTCAAAGGCATTGA